GCCATAATTTACATTGTATTTCCTGGAGCGCAGACCCATAGGTTACGGGCTCAGATGTATATTTATAAAAATAATCATTCCTCCTGTACGGCCTTGATGGCCATATCTCCAGCTATGAATAACTTTTTGGTCATTTTCCTAATTGTGATAATTTTTAAAAATATTGTCCTAAAAGGATACATTTATATATTTGCAGTTACATGATAGATAACTAGGTTTAACGAGATCCGTAAAATTTCGGGATAAATATGGAAGATGATGAAAAGAAGTTTACTCAGGCCGATTTAGACCGGCACATTGCAGACCGCTTGCTGAGAGAACGGGAAAAGATCGGGGATATCGAGGCTCTGAGAGCTGAGAACACGTCCCTAAAAACCACTCTGGAGCAGGAGAAAGCAACCCGGCTGAAGCTTGAGGGCGATCTATCCGCCCTGAACATGAACGACCTGAAGGCGAGAATAGCCAAAGAGGTCAACCTTCCAGAGAAGCTTATACCGCTCGTCCCTGGCAAGACCGAGGACGAACTCAGGGTAGGTATGAAAGCGTTGGCTGAAACCATCGGGCCTGGCCCGGCAATGGGTGCCGGCACAAATCCGGCAACTCCAACACCTCAGAGATTTAGCAAGCAGCAAGTTGAGAGGATGTCCCCGGAGGAGATCACCAAAAATTGGGCAACCATCGAAGCGCAGCTTAAGGATGGATCGCTCAATAAGGCAGGTTAAATAAATGTCACTCAATAATTTCATAGCGCAGATATGGAGCGCTAAGCTCCTGGAGTCTCTGAAAAAGGCTCATGTCTATACTCAGTCCGGGGTTGTGAATACCGACTATCAGGGCGAGATAAGCGGCAAAGGCTCTGTGGTGAAGATAAACAGCTTCGGAAGCGTCACCATAAGAGATTATGTCAAGGGCACCCCTATCGAAGATCCCGAAGAACTTGATGATGCCCAAACAAGCCTTGAGATCACCCAGGCCAAATACTTCAACTTCAGCGTTGATGATGTGGACGTTGCACAGCAGCAGCCTAAGGTAATGACTGCGGCAATGGGCCAGGCGAGCTATGACCTCTCTGACGTAACGGATACCTACATGGCCGGGCTGATGTATGCAGATGTGGCGGCTGATAACAAGATCGGCACCGATGCCAGCGCCATAGTACCGAACGCCACAGCAGGCACCACCGCCTATGATTACCTGGTAGATCTGAGCACGAAGCTCAGTGAGGCGAGCTGCCCGAAGCAAGGCAGATGGGTTATCATCCCGCCCTGGTTTACTGCCCTTCTTGCCAAGGACGATAGGTTCACCAACATAAGCGCCTCTGGCAGCCCTGAAGCTCTCAGGAACGGCATAATCTCCAGGGTGGCAGGCTTCGATGTCCTGGAGTCCCTGAACGTCCCCACTGTGACCACAGACGGAGACGTAAACAGCAAGATCATAGCCGGTCACGGCATTGCTACATCCTTCGCCGAGCAGATTAACAAGGTTGAAGCATACCGGCCAGAGAAAGCGTTTGCGGATGCCGTGAAGGGATTACACCTCTACGGTGCAAAGGTGGTTAGGCCCTCATGCCTGGCTCTCATGACTGCAAGGGCGGTGGCTTGAATGAGCCCCAAGTCCTTCCTCGCCTTCCTGATTATTATCCCTCTGCTCCTGAACGCGGGAGCCCTGGCAACCAGGACGGTCATAAGTGAAACTCAGGCTGTGGCCGATTCTTCCGCCCCTCATAATGCATGGGCCGCCCTGAGCAGCACCACAGGCCACTATCTGAACTATACCGTGGATGGAAAGCAAATACTGCTTGTAAATACCACAGCGGCAAGCACGCATGGAATCAACGTAACTGTTGAAAAGGGCCCCTTCTGGAGATCCAGCCTTGGAAATGCTACCTTTACCCTGGCAGTCAACAAAACCTACGTTCTCGGACCCTTTGAAAGCTCCAGGTTCAAGCAATCCAATGGGCAGCTTTACGTTGATACAAACGCGACCCGTGGCCGTATCATAGCCATCAGACTGCCCTAAGGGGCACCTCTTTTTAAGGGGTGATTTATACGACTGATTATATAACAGTCACAGAAGCGAATACCTATTTTACAACACGCCTTAACTCTTCCACTTGGACCAGTGCCACCGCCGGGGACAAGGCCAGCGCCATAAGAATGGCAACTCAGGCCATAAACAGCCTACCTTTCAAGGGGCGGAAGTACGACCCCGACCAGGCAAACGCATTTCCCCGATACATCCCACTGGCAAGAGGCGGCTATTACCTGGCAGAAGAAGACGATTCAGGCAACCTCATCACGCCTCAGATCGTGAAAGATGCATGTGCGGAGGAATGCCTTGAGCTGTTGACCTCCGGCAACTCCAGCAGGCGAGCCCTTCTGAACGAAGGAGTTACATCCTTCAGGATATTGGAGCTCTCTGAGACCTTTGCAACACCCTCAGAAGTTCCCCGGCTAACTTCCTTTGTGGCTAGGCAATTCCTAAAGCCTTTCCTGGCCGCCGGAGTGCCGATCTTATGAGCCTGATTGATAACTATCTCAACCAGGCAGCGCAAAAGAAGATCTCGACCCTTTGGACTCTCTACAATGATCTGAGCGCGGCAACTCTGGTCTTGACCGGAACGGCTCCGGCTGTGACGTTTAAGTGCAAGATTACCCTATCTGCCAGTGACACACATACCGATTGCGCAGGAACCGTCACGGTGAATGCAGAGACGCTCACATTTACAGCGGCAGCAACCAAGACCACGACCACCAACTTAACCGCCCTGCCCACCATCACCACAGCAAATATCGACTGCAACGTTAAGATAACGTGCATCGATACCGGAGGAGCTGACATCTACTCAGTTACCTATACGGACTTTGACTGTAGATGGGAGGATGTTCAGGTTGCTTATGTGAACTCCTCCGGGGTTTGGACTCAGAGCAATGCAAAAGTGATAGCCAAGGCTGCATATGTGGTAAATGACACGATTCGCAAGTATGGCACGACTACGGAATATCCCATAAAAAAAGTGATGACAGGGCCAAACCTTTCGGGTACGGAAGAGTTTAGGGTATTTGTGCTATAAGCTTAAATGGACGCACATTCTTTAGCAAGCTATGAAGTGCCCCGGCCAGTATTTGATACAACACTTTAGTTCTAAATCAATCATGGAGGGATCTAAACGGGAATAAAAGAGAAGCTGCCGCTAATCAATAGCGATAAAAAAACCATGCGGATGGTTGGATATATCGTCTATGCATTCGTTTTTCTCATAGTTTTAGGTGCCATACTACCATCACCTCAAGGGGATCAACACTCTCTTGCTACATCTACCAAGGAAAATGCTTCGACGTCTCCTTCACCAACTGAATCGATAAAAACAGTGGCGGTCAAGCAAGAAGATAACATAACCACGAATACTATAGAAGACATTTTAAAATCACACAATGGCGGCTATGAATATGAAGTTATGAGTGCAAGTAATGATTACGTGCTTATTAAGTTGCTTCCTAAAACCGCTTTGAATGAAGAATGGATGATCAAAAGTTCTTTGATAACATTTGAGGAAATATTCAGAGAATTATTCAAGAATCCAAAAATTGAACGCGCTGCTATTATGCAGATGGCGGATTTCACAGATGCTTATGGAAAATCGGATGTATCAAAGGCATTTACGATCGAGATGAACCGCGCAACCGCCGAGAAAATAGACTGGAACAACTTCCAATGGTCAAATCTGTTTCGAGTAGCGGATAGCTACGAAATAGTCCCTTCGATAAAGAAAGGACTTTCCTATAACTTTATGCAAGAGTACGGCATTAATTGACCATTAATTTTTTTGGTAACGTCAACACTAAGTATAACTCGCTAGTTTGTCCTCAATTTTCTATCCGTCTAAAGCCATATAGAATTTTATAAATAGCCTTTCGACCTCGTTGCCCCTGATGTTGCGCTCCAGATTATGCAGCTTCTTTTGTGGCTTGCTGATAGCGAAAAACCAGTATCGGGCAATTGTTGATAAATGTGAATTTAAGCCCTTCGGCACAAGGGCCAAATAGCCCAAGGGCCCATTAGAACTTATGCCCAAAGACATAAGGGACAAAGTCACCCTGAGCCCCGACGCCTATAAGGTGCTGGAAGTAGAGGCTATGCTGCACGGTGACAGCCTGAAGGATACAGCATCCAAACTGATCATCAAGGCCGCGTGCCCAAAGTGCAAAGAGATCTTGGACATTATGGCCCGACCGCCCAAAGGTCAAATGGAAGAAGTGCCCAAGGGCGAAAGGGCCCAAGTGTCACAAGTCCCTATATCTCAAGAACCGGAGATTATACCAGCCCAAGAGCATAAAGTCACATTGGCCCAAGGGCGAAAGGGCCCAAAGTCCCAACTGCCAGATAGCCCAAAGGCCAAAAGACAAAGACTATCCCAGGACCCTATGGCCATCACGAAGATTAAGGAATTGTGGAAGGCTGGAGAGCACAATGCCGCAAAGATCGCCAAGGAGATCGGCTACCCGAAAGCGACCACGTGGGAGAACATTAAGAAGCTGAAAGACAAGGAAGAGCTTGAATAGGAGTCACAATGGCATTCAAGTTACAGTTTTCACGCACGGCACAAAAAGCCCTTGATAAACTTCCTTCCAACGCCGTGAGAAAGATATTCACCCATCTGGAAGAACTCAAGAGAGATCCTTACCGACCACGACCATTGATGGATATAGTACCAGTAGCTGGAAATGATAAAATGTATAGGTTGCGAGTTGGTAAGCTCCGAGTTGAGTACGAAGTCGATGAAACGGAAAGCATTATAAAATTATTAAAAATATTCCCAAAGAAAAGAAAATCTGATTACAGATAAATCGATATACTAACAAGATGGAGATGGTAACTTAATGGCAGCACGAACTAGAATCAGAGCGACAAGAGTAGAGCTAGAGCCACTTAATGACAGGGATTTTGCCGCCCTTGATGAAGAAGAAGAATCAACTGCTGAAGAGCTTCAAGCACTCTTAGAACGCGAAAAAGATGATTTTATCAGCCTTGAGGAATATGCTAAGCGGCGCGGCATTAGTCTCTGAATGCAAGTTTTTATCTCTTCTATATTATAATTTCTGTAATGCCCTATAACCGATGATCCCCAGGCTTGCTGAATAATAGGGTTTTTCAGATTCGCATTCTTGATTTGAGCCACTCTGAAACTCTATCGTCGAGATTATTCCATGCTGCGAATTTATTTGTTACATCTATTACAAAGATCTTATCATTTTGATCTATGCATTTTTCTGCCGCCTGGCAAACTTGCAATGCCGTGGAATTAGTCTTAACAAGCCAAACAGATTCCAATAGATGCACGCAATCGCCGTAAGATTCCAAATGTTCCTGAAGCTTGGGATAGTCTCTGCCCGGTGCGGAGAGATCATATGAGACAAGTATCGTGTTCATTTCTTTCGCCATCCATAAGCGGATTTATAGTATTCTTTATGAATCTAATTAGGGATTGTAAATAAAAGGCTATAAGTTTTTGGCAGGGAGCGAAAGTATTCAGTTGACTGCCTGTCTCACTGAATTGCTCATGAAGCTGTATAATAGCTCCGTGTTCGAGTCGAATATTATGTTGTTGAACTGATCGTTTCATTTGGCAACAGTCCGGCGACCATATCGATCCAGCCAAGGAGATAATATTCATTCGCTATTATAGTATCTGCGAACTGGAGAAATTTTTTCATTGCGAAACATGGAAATTTCCAGTTTCTAGGGTTCTGCCTGAAATCTTGTGAATATAGAAGCTTTCTTGTTATTTATATATATTTTGTCTTATTCTATCTCTATCTCAAACTAAGGCAATGCAAACTGATCCAAACTTAGTATCAAAGTTGGAATACGACTTTTAAACTATGATTTACTGCTATTGGTTCCAGGCCATAAGATAGAAACTAGAAATTTCTACTTTTCTCCATTCATTTCTTTATGAAGTTCGTGAGCGATAAATCCAAGGTCGAAATGATTCAGCCGAAAAACCTTCATGTTCTTCTTGCGAGGATGCCAGCCGAGGGCAAATCTCGGATCATTCCGGGCAATGTCCGCGAGTTGGGAGATCCGGCGATGGGAGAGATCCAGAAGTTGCTCAACCTCCCAAAACGCCATGTAATCCCATTTTTGACCGGATAGTTTTGATTGATTTTCGCGATCAATCAGAGCTTTAACTATCTCGTCCAGGTGGCTCGCGACCTTGGGAGAGTACTCTTTTGGCGGTTCCGGTTCAGGAATTTCTAGTTTTGTGATCCGCT